ACTCCTTGACGTGTTCATCAAGTCTTTTGTTTAAAGCATCAAGAAGTTGAGTCATCATTCACCTTTCGGTTGGTTCTTTGCATTCAAAAGCATCTGAAGAAGTTGCTGTTTAGCTTGTAGATCCTGCGTTTGTTGGTTGTGTTCCAACTGCTGTTGGTGTTGCTGCTCTGACATGCGCATTTCTGCCTGCTTCTTCATGGCATCGATTGCAATGTCTTGCTGCGCTTTTTGTGCAGCCACGGCAGGATCTTCTCCTTGGTTGCCTTGCATCTGCGCCATTTTGAGTTGAAGCTCTGCCTGCTTGATAGCCAAGTCGCCTTGAACTTTCTGCGCTTTGGTCTGAGCGTCTTGCTGTTTGATTTGCAACTCTGCTTGTTGCATTTGTACAACAGGATCCTGCATCTGTTGCTGGGCTTGCTGTTGTGCTGCTTGGTTCTTGTTGATGTCCAAGAGTTGTTTTGCAGCCTGAGCAACCAGCTTTGAGAGTTGAACTTCAATATCCTCTGGCATTTCCGTATCAGGCATAGGCAGAGTAGCGCCAAGGCGTTGCTCAATCTTTGTTCTATATTGGAATGCAATGTGTTCAGCGACGTGCGCCATGATTGCAGCCTGCATCTGTTGAGCCATTGGGTTTTGCCCCATTTGCCCCATCACCATTGGATCCTGCAACATTGATGTATGTACAGCAATGTGTGCGTCGTGGTCTTGGTAGATGAATGCTTTAGTAGGCTTGCCAGTCAAGAATGCCATGTTCTCTGAGATTGGATCTCGTGGTGTCATGTCATCATCAATAGGTACAAGCTTGTCTGCGTTCTTTACTCCCAGAACCTCAATCATCTGGCGGTGCAGCAAAGGCAGGTTGTAGATCTGTGGAGCGCCTTGAGCCAACTGAATCACAGCTTGATACTGCATGATCCTTTGAGCCATCGTCGCCGAGTTGGGATCCGACACGGGAATTACATCCACCATGTCATAGTCAGCCCGTTTGGCTTGAGGAGTTCCGAATACTGGGGTGTAGTCGTAATCCTCTGGCATGTAATCGCGGATGATTTCTTTGAGCAGTTTAAACTCTTGCTTCATTGAATAATGAACACGAGCCTGCACCGCAGACATTGTCTTAAGCTGACGCTCAAGTAACGCTAAAGTTGTACCTACGGGAGAGTTGGCAGACATATCGCTGATGTTCATATCTGCGATTGATCCAAGTCTTCTGCCCTCGTCTGTGATCTGGTTCAAGAGAGCCAAGAGAACCTGAGAAGGCTCCTTGTATGGCAGAGCCATGATGTTCTCTTTGACCGATCCGCTAGGAACGTCTACATCACGGAACTCACCCGGCTGGATGGGGGTGTCATCTCCTTTGATACGGAGTCCCCGGGTCTTCAAACCTCCGGGAAGGTTGGACAATGTACCTGCGTCTACCAACTGACGAATGATAGATGTACCCGCACGGGCGTATCCACCGATCAAATGAATCAAACCTAGGCCATAAGCTCCAAAGCCGGGTACGTAGGTGTACTGTACAAAGTGCTGACGCTTGAGTTTGTGCTTGTCATCTTCATCCCAGTTTCTGCGGATGGAGAGAATCTCAGTCGTACCGCGCTCTAAGGTGATGACGTAAGGTAGAGCAATGCCGTCTTCGTCTTCATAGCCGGGCAGGTCGTAATCTACGTGGATTTCATAGATCTGGTAGCGGTCGTCGTCGTTAAGGTTGTAGCCTTGGTCTTCGGCTTTCTTTTTCTCTACGTCGGTGTAGAACTGAAGCGGTTCGCCGAGTTCTTTGTCTATATAGAAACCTGAGACTTGAAGCTTGCGGATGTCATTCTTTGTCTTGCGCATGATGTGAGTCACGCGCTCTGAGGTCATGGCGCTAGAAGCGCCGTAAGGAATGATTACATCTTCTGCGGGGATAAAAATAGAAGCTTGACGGCCCAAAGAAGGGTCGTAGTAGACCTTTTTAAATGCTGCGCCAGCCAGACCTAAAGAATACAGAAGGCGTTCATGCTCTGGTCGATACTCAGGCATTCCCTCTGTCAGTCTGTAGTTCATGTCATCTTTGACACGCTCCGCAGCCTCTTCTTTAAGCTTATCAATTGCGCCAATGATTTCTGTTTTAACCGGGCCTTGAGCCGGGAACGTTTCAATAATAGTTTCACTTTGGAACCGAACAGCAGCTTCTGTGAGGACAGTCGAGAATACTCCGCAAGCACCAAGCCAAGGTTCTGTACGTTCCTCATATTTCATTCCCAAAACATCTAAGCCTTTGACATACATCTCCACCCAGTCTTTGCGGGAGTTAACGTCTGTGTCAACCATTTCAATTAAATCACTGGCAATCTTTTGGAGTTCGCTGTCATCCATGTACTCGGCAAGATTGTCTGAGAAGTCTTCTTCTTCAGTCTCAGGCATGAGGTCAATCTCTATGCCGTCCATGTCAATTTTTACGCCTTCAGGGTTGACAATCTCAATCTCAACTGCGGGTGTGTCATCAAGCTCGATGTCTTGCAGGCCCAATGGGGCTTGGCTCAAGGATTGTTCAATGCTCATAGTATTCCTTAGTAGTACTCTACTTTTCTACGGTGGTAAAAAGGTTCATCTTCTTCATCAGAATCGATGGAGATGAAGCCTCCCAAGCGAAACCGCATCAGAGCCTGACTGCTTGAGTCAACAAGGTCGTCGTGGTCGCCGTTGGGGAAAGAAGCTAACTCATCCATGACTTCTTCAGCCCATCGGGTATCAGGACACCACACCATGCCAGATTCAAACAAGGCGGAGATTGCGTTTACACGCGATATCTTATCGTTTCCTTTGCCCGGCGTATACTCCGCGACCGGAATTCCCATCTTTCTCATCTCGTAGATCAAAGGCGCACCTGCGGCTCTCTTCTCAACGATCAATGTGTCGGGTTCATATTCCCTGTAGATCTCTAAAGCTTTACGCTTTAGATCAGGGAACTCCATGCGTTCTTTGAATGCATCCAAAAGAATGATGTTTGCCTTTAAATTGCCGTGTTTATCAGGATGCTGGAAAACACCCCACGTTGTACAGGCTGAATAGTCGGCACGGTTGTTCTTTTCAAACGCAGTATCCCAAGATTGAATGATGTATTCACATTCTGGGGGCCGTTTTTCCTCCCAAATCATCCAATGTTCACGCTTAATGATCGCGCCTTCCTCGGATGTGGGGTTCTGTTGGTACTGCGCTTCCCATTTAGCGACTGGAAGCTCGGCTTTCAGGGCTTCTAGGGCGGTTTTAGACCAGAATCCGGGCCATAAAGGGTTCCCGTTGGGCATAATCGCGGGAAAATCGATGACTTCCCACTGATCTACGCCATCTTTGTCGGAGTTTTTAAGGATCTGACCGGTTAAATCACGCTTAGACCACCGAGTCATCACAATAATGATGGCTCCACCCGGCTGTAAACGCTGACGAGGGCCGGAAGTGAACCATTCATAGACCCCATCAAACACGGCAGGGTTGGCTTGTTTAGCTTCCTGCTCAGAATGGGGGTCATCAATGATTAAGAGATCTGCGCCCTTACCTGTAACAGCGCCGCCAACACCGATAGCAAAGTAATCGCCACCCATATTAGTGTTCCAGCGACCTGCGGCCTTTGAATCACTTGAAAGCTTTGTGTCAAACACCTTTTGATACGGCTCTGAAGAAACAAGATTCCTAACCTTTCGTCCAAATCCAGTGGCAAGCTCCGCAGTGTGCGCGGTCTGGATGATCTTCTTATGAGGAAACTTCCCCAGAAACCACGCAGGCAACAGGAAAGAAGCAAACTCAGACTTGGTATGCCGAGGAGGCATGTTGATGATCAACCTCTTAAGCTCCCCGTTAGCTACCCGCTCAAAAGCATCAGCCATGATCTTGTGGTGAGACCCAGAGATAAAGATGGGCCACATCTGGGTCACGAAGTACAGGAATGATTCCTTACTGCGTTCTATTTTATCCATCTCCAGTAGAGCTTGAATCTTTGCACGATTATCCGGAGAAGCCTTAGGAGCCATCTCCATGTACTTCTTAATCTCTGCGTGGGTCAGTAGACTCATAGACGTACCACATCACGTACGCTTGTATCCACCAGCTTAATAGCATGGAACTTATAAGGCTTGGTCATAAGATGACCGTCAGTCTTTAACCTATGGACAATCCTGTGGATGTTTGATTTAGATTTCAATCCAATCCCTTTGGCAATAACTTCGTAAGACGGCGGCACTCCGTGCAACCTAACGTATGCACGTATGAAATCAAGAACTAACTGTCTGCGCTTTGTCATAAATAGTTTGTTGGTGACCCAATCATCAGCAGGGTGCTTCCCTCTGAAAGGAGAAATGGGAGGTTATCTCAGATGCAAATGCCTCAAGATGCAACATAGTCTGCGCGTCCACAAACGTTACCCCTTTTCACCAACACGGCTGGGGACTAATCCGTCAGGATAGCTTCATGAGCGCAACTGACGGTTTGCCCCAATTTGCCTAGTCCCCATGCGTGTAGGTGTTGGTACTCACGTTCGCCAGTTACCTAGGGGAATTCTAGGCCACCACGCTTTCCCAACGTTTGTAGTTTAAACGCAAACACGAACGTTCGCAATACCTTTTCTGAAAATATATATACCCCCGGGGTAGGCGAATGGGAAA